TGAATAAAAGAGTTTTAACAAAGCACCAAAACACTTCATAAGGAATTTATACCTCCCAAAATTATTTCATTAATTTTATCATATTCCCATTATTTTTTCTTTTGCCTGTATCTTGGCTGGCAGGCAGTAGCTATACAGCTGGCAATCGTTTGTCCGGCTCGGACTCCTTCCATGAATCGTAAAAAGGGGTTTAACCGGATGTAGCCTTCAAGGTGCCAATCTAATGTATTCGACCCCTCTTCCCAGTCTGGTAACTGCAAACGCTTTGGCATTGTGTTGTAGACAACCTGAAATGCCTCAATAACATGTCGTTGGGTCAATTTGGATGTTTCCCATGATATTGTTCTTCGACAGGTTGTTAGCCAATAGAGGATTCCATGTAGTGCTAATGACCTCATTGCAACCTGCATTTTATGCATGTATGAATCTACTCCTGGAAACTCCATTACATAAGCATCATGGAATAAATCATTATTCAATGCTTTTTGAATTCTCTTTAATCTCGAGCAGTAGGCGTCTATCACAGCCAATCTCTTATAATTTCCTAGCCTTAGAGGACCATCAAGCGCAAGTTGTACACCAAGTCGTGATTGGATGACTGTGTCAGCGAGTAAAGGAAGTTCGAGAATCATTGCGTGAGCCTGAGGAGTTGATGCAGTGAATATAGTTGAACTCGGATTATCTCTGTCTTCTTCAAACTTCTTATGAATGGAATCAATAGCCCTCTGAACTAGCTCTCTACATCTTGGTGATACAATAACTTCATCTGGCTCCCTGTGAACATCAATTCTGGGCATTATTGGCCTCACACATACAAGATAGCACTCCCCTCCAACTGTGGAACAAGGGGAACGAGTTATTGACACAGTCCTAAACCATCGAAGAGCAAGTTCACAAACTTTACAAACCTCTACTCCGGCACCTAAGTTTATCTTCAGGATAACTAATCCATTTTGATCAATTATGCTAGCTCCTAACTGTACTACATTCTTCCAAATATTCCATATGTCATTATACTGATTCCAAGGGACTTCAGCATCACAAGTCAAGATATGTACCAAGGTGTAATTTTCCCCTAGGACCTCTATAGTCACTCTTTCTCTTAAATCCCAAAGCCCTGACTCAATTTCATCACAGAACACTCTATGGCCATTTTTCTCGAGAGCTTCATATGCACTTTCGGGGTAACAAGCTATCCCTTCTCTGTCAGGACGGGTGTTAAATACAAACTCACACTGTTTGCTCAAGTATGCAAGACATTCGAGGAAACCCCCAAAACCATCGCCCAGACACATGAATCTTGATCCGGGAGGCAGAGGTATATCAAGACTATAGGCTGATAGAAGGTCAACAAGCTTGGCCATTGCAGACGTTGTCGTGCCAATTACTCGTCTTGAGTGTGACTCCATCAATATGATCTCTGGTAATGTGAAGTCCCTTAATGACACAGGAGCGGCTTCTGTAACCCCTGCTATTGGCCCACTTTGTACGGCATAATGGCCAATATGTGACCTCCTTGCTACTAATGGTGACCAAACTGGTGGCTCAGGAATAGTCTCTGATTTCTCTAGAATCTCAGACGGAGTCATTTTTGATCGTACAACTTGGATAGCGGTGTCTAAATTGGTGACTGCTATCTTGAAAACCACTTTCTTGCATCGTCTAACAACTGACTGGAACATCTCATCCTGGAAGCCTGTCCCTTCATCAAATCTCTCAGCTGTCTCCAACCAAGGCCAGAGTGGCCAATTAGTTGCGCCCCACTGAACAACTTTTCCCCAGTAAGTATCTGAGTCTTCCTCACAAACTGCCTCGATGTTATCTCTCCAGTCTGATACCATTTTATCTAAGGTACATGTCTCAAAGTCCTGTTGATTGCGGAATTTAGCCACTACTCTCTCAACAGTCTCGTCATCAACATCTATGCAACATACTGAGATAAATTTATTGACTAATTCTGATTTTCTTTTATCATTCTCATTGGTTGCTCCTCTTACTGGCATGTATGCTCTCATTAGGAATATCACTTCGGAGTTCAGAATTTTCCACTTGATAGTGTCAAGTCTCTGCCTTATAATCTTGGATACATCAGTTCCAACCATGTATGTCAAGAAAACAATCTTGTTTTCTTCATCTGGCTTATCAGGTACATGACAGCAAATAGATCCTATCCAAGAGGCTGCAGAGGCAACATTGTTGTACAGCCCGGTTCGCGTCACCTGTTGCTCAGATGATGCTATCCTTGCAAGCTCTGCCAACCGGCCTACCTCAAATATCCTTTCAATTAGATGATACCAAGGTAGCTCTGTAGCAGGAGTAGTAGCATATGAGGCTCTCATCTCCTCCTGTGAGAATGTGTCACGGTGTGATAATGTACTGCTGATTACCAAGTCCTTGATACACGCGAAGACAGCTTTAAGGTCAATACATTTCAACTCCGTACGTCCTACTTCCCTTGTAACAGTCTTAAGTGACATTGCAGAAAGCACCTGGTATGCTTCTGAAGATAACGCCGGTGCTCCATGACGATTTTGCAGTTTTACTCTGGTTCGATCCCACTTATAGATAATTTCAGCAGAAATAGCATAAGATGCAATCTCATGTGGCAAATCACCTGTTTCATCAATTGTATGGAAGAGCCTAGTGTTGAAGTCTGTAAATGAACGCAGAATTGTTTCTCGTGCATGATCATCTACTGAACAAATTTTGAGAGGGTTATCTATTTCTGATGGTATGAGAGAAACATCTATTCTAATAGGCAGATCTTCAATCGGAGTGATGCAATATTCACACGATGTTGTAACTGCCCAAGATGTCCTAGGAGAAGTTAGAGTTGGGGAAACCTGAGCTTCAACTGAGATTTGATTCACGCAGTGACACAATATATGTAAGAAGTTAACTCTAAAGTGGGTCGATTTATTTGTGCGTAATGTCACATGGGTGTCAGTATGACCGACAAAATCTTGATATATGTTGGAAAGGCTGTTTGGTACTATTGATTCCCTAAAACTACGGGAACGAATGTGATGTTGAATCGTCCCGCCTTTCCTATGGGAAGAGAAAGGGGCCAATTCCTCTGGAGTGATAGGTGAATATATTGTGATAATTTTCTTGATTAGTAATTCTAAATTACTTGTAATAACGGATCCATTGATGGTTAGAGAGCGAGTGACCCAGCTAAGAAGATCTAATAAGTTCTTCACTCTCAATATTATCACATCCTTATCTTCAAAATTCACAGTTGGCATAATATTACCAGTCCTGGTAGTATAACCTAAGAATGGTCTCTTTTCTGCTGATGCCCAATGAATACTAGATGATTCATCGATAGCTTCTCCAGGCGGATAGTACTCGTATAAAAAGTGATTTAGAAGAGCATGTCTATTCCTTGCTCCATCATGAGGAGTAACAACTGTTACTTGATGAGCTAGAGGAGGCATAGTTATTCCTGTTATCTTACGTTTCCAGACTCTTTCTCTAATCTCTTGTGCCTGTGCCGCAGGACATTCCCCTTCGTATCCAGATAACAGATGGGGCAGATGTCTGGTTAACTTATTTAACCTCTTCATTCTCCAAGTGTGAAGTCTACCATCAGCTCGCCCAACAACTTCCAAGACTCTTTCTGTCTGTTTTCTCGTTCTCCCTGACATGAATATCAAATCATAGATACTTCTTCCAGTCTCAAACTTCTTTATAAGCTCTTCCAATACACCTGCAGGAGTGCAGGAAAAGATTGAGGACAAAACCTTAACATCACAAGGGGAGGCTGAATCCAGGCATGTTACTACTTCTCTAGTTGTGGAGGATTTGGTTGCTCGTATGAGTTCCTTCATATCTGGGTTCTTAGTAATTTTTTCAACAGCAGGTAATACAAATGATTGGAGTGTAGCTTTAGCAGTCGGAGGAATTCCTAGCTGGAGACTGTATGGGTCACGATATAGTTGTTCGTAATTCGTTGACAGAGGAACCCTATGCCGCAAGAAATGATCCATAATCTCCGCTATAGAGGGATAGTTTTTCTTACACCAGGTAAGTAAATGTAGGAAAGGAGATAAAAGGTCTGATTCAGCTCTGACACTCATGTTATGCAAATAAATGATTGGAAACCCTCCAACCATACTTGGAACCAAAAGAAGTGCCAACAAGTGGTCATCGGATAGTTCTTTGTAGGTCTTATGGTTGAGAAGATACCAATAACTCCATACTAATCCAACCCAGAATGGTCCATAATGTGTAGGTAAGACCCTTGCTGCAGAATGAGCATTGCTGAATGTAGAAGCAACATAGTCATCTATTGTTTCCAAGAAAGCATTGTTTGCTCCATGAACCTTCATGATTTTTCTCATTCCCTGAGGTAACTCTATTGTTTTCACAGAGGCTGCTTTAGAGAATGAAAAATAAACTTCACTTGCATATGACTCTTGGACTTTAAGATCATGGCCATACAACTTGGCAGTTTCGGATACACTCTCCATCATCCTGCGAGACCACCATTCTACTGGATGTTGAGCTAAAAGGTTAGGAGGTATCATTATGGCAACTCTGAGATCATCACCTTTCACAAGCATATGATACTTCAAGTTCTCCCTCTCCATGGCTGCTCTAATCTGGTTCAAGTACACGAGGTCCCATGTATCCTGATTTAGACCTTCTATGCCTCCTAATTGTCCATCCCAGGCATAAACCCGTCTTTCATCTGGTACATAATGCAAAGTATTTTCATAGCTGGCCATTGTTTTCCAGTAGAGGTTAGTGTCAAATGCACGGTCAAGTACTGCCATGGCTACTGGAGCAACTGATTGATGTCGGAACTTATTATTCCATCCAGATGCATCAAGCTGGACTCTCACGACTGCGTGGTCAGCGTACGCGTGTCTGATTTTCCGGAAGGCATACAATCTGCTACTCAGCTCAAGCTCACTTAAAGTGAGCGCTTGTTCATCACTGTAAAGATCTAAGTAATGCATGGCATTCTTCTCTTGAATAAGACGTCTCATCCTTTCCTGGTATGTACATGCGCCAAAATATCTTGGCAGCAGCTTCATCTCTTTCTCTTTTGGCACAAGGCGTGTCACTAGATAGTTCTGTAACTCTTCTAAGTCATCTACCTCCATATATTCTTTCATGTATGACACATGATCCAATTCCCTACCCCCATGTAGCAAGAAAAACAGTAATAATCTAGTTTCTCTCCAAGGAATTCTTTTCTCCGCGGTGCCTCTAAGGTAATGCCTTATTACATCTGTTCTCAACAACGAGATTGTTTTATCTTTCAAGAATGGAATACAATTCTCGTACCTTTGGAAATGCAAGAATGGTTCAAACTCTAGTCTTGCCCAGTCAGCGGTCTCAATCTTCCCATATTTTCCTTCTAGTGAAGGTTCATCAGGCTCAATATTCTTCAAACATGCATAACCAAGTGCATCTCCCTTAACTTTAGGTGGTTCTATTTTGCAAGGAGGCCATTTACCATGGCGGAAGAAGTAGGATTTTACAACCTGTTTCTTTGCCATACAAACACATAATCTAACCGCCTCTAGATCCACATTTAGGTCTTCTGTTGCCCTCTTATATACCTTTTCGACTCCTTCCGAAATCAGGACTAAAGGATGGCCGGCAATCTTCGACAAACATGCCAATTCATGCATTTCTGGTATTGAGCTCATCTGGAGATACGACTGAAGATAAGATCCTTCATATATGTAGCCAACATCTTCCTGGAGCTCTCTACATAGATTATCTAGCAAGTCACGATTGTCCCAGTTGTCAACCCGTCTCAGAGTTTCTCCAACCACCAGACCTTCCAAGGCTGCGCCGATCTGAAAGAATTTCTCTCCATACTGACGACATAGACTAAACAGATGCTTGCAGAACAATACTTGCCTTTTCCAAAAATCCTGTGAATAACATACTCCAGACAGATATACTGCTAACAATGTCGCAGAGAGAAGATCATGAACTTTATTATGGATCAACAAGAGATAGTGCCTTGGTAATATCCATTCATCTACTCCTGTGCAGATATAACACAGCCTGCCAGACCATCTAAACTTCCATCCTAGCTCCTGGATATCAAACTGGCTAATACCATTTAAAGCCTTTAAATTTCCCTCCCTCCTCTGGGTCCAGGATAATGTTGACTCGATTTTAGCAACTTTCCTAATACATAAATCCATGGAATAAGCAAGAGATGCCAAGTTAATTATCACTTGAGGACATGACCAATTCCTAATCCTGTGGGATAACCATGAATGAGCTTGATTAGTTGAATTTAGCCTAGTATTTTGGGAAGAGTAATGATGTTGAAGAGACAAGTTATTCCATGCTAAATGAAGAGCTCTTTGTATGATAGGATCATGGATTGTCCCTAAAGGGACATTACTTAGGGATAAGCTAATTACCTCAGAAAGCAACGTTGCAAGACAGTCTGATTTAATAGAATACATTGACATATCTTCATGGGGTAAATGTGACAAGAGCAAATTGTCATCAAATGTAGATGACCCCTCAACAACACGTTCTAAGAACGCTTCTATGGTACTTTTTCTAATAGCTGTGTCAAATTTCCTCTCAAAGACTATATCTGTTGGGTTTTTCAATGGAGGCTTTTTCTGAGATTCCTCCATATTAACAACAGATAGAAAGACCCAAAGATGCTAAAAGAAATAAAACGGATTTATAAGATATTGTTGTTGGGGTGTATCTTCTTGTTATGATGTGCTCCTTTGTTTGTGCCCATTTATTCA